TCCTCTTCAGCCACGGCTGCTAGTGACTCAGCTACAGCATCTGCTGCTTCAGCCAGTGGTGCAGCTACTTCAGCCACCAATGCTGCTGCAAGTGCTACAGCGGCTGCTGCTTCAGAGTCCTCTGTATCTGCGGATGCTAGTGCAGCGGCTACCTCAGCTACCAACGCAGCCAACAGCGCCACAGCAGCGTCAGGCAGTGCTACAACGGCTACGACCAAGGCTAGTGAGGCAGCTACATCAGAAACTAATGCAGCAGCTAGTGCAGCTACGGCTACCACTAAGGCTGGTGAAGCAAGCACCAGTGCTACCAATGCAGCAAGCTCTGCTACCAGCGCAGCCTCTAGCGCCACTACAGCAACAACTAAAGCGTCTGAGGCCAGTACCTCTGCAAGCAATGCAGCAACCTCTGCAAGCACTGCAACTACCAAGGCATCAGAGGCAAGCACCAGCGCAACTAACGCAGCTACTAGCGAGACTAACGCAGCAAGTAGTGCTACAGCAGCAGCAGGGTCAGCCAGTACAGCGACCACTAAAGCATCTGAGGCAGCTACAAGTGCTACCAACGCAGCCTCTAGTGCTTCTACAGCGTCTACACAGGCAAGCAATGCAGCAGCTAGTGCTACAGCAGCACAGACAGCACAGACCAATGCAGAGACTGCTGAGACTAACGCTGAGACTGCTGAGACTAATGCAGCCTCTAGTGCTACGGCAGCAGCAAGCAGTGCTACAGATGCAGCTAACAGTGCTACAGCGGCAGCAGCGGAGTTGTCTACAGCAGCTCTGAAGGCTAATAACTTGTCTGACTTGGCTAACGCAGGCACAGCTAGAACTAACTTAGGGCTGGGTACTGCTGCTACTACAGCGGCTACGGACTATGCTACAGCAGCTCAAGGTGCTTTGGCTGACTCAGCTTTACAATCTAACTCAACACTTAACGCAGACAACATGACTACTGGTACGCTGAACGGCGGCACATACTAAGGGTATATAACTATGGCAACAAAAATTGTAACAAAGAACAGCTCTACTGCTTCTGCCGTTCCAACAGCAAGTGATCTTGTACAGGGTGAACTGGCAGTCAACGTAGCTGACAAACGATTATTTACTGAAGATAACGCAGGTGCTATTGTAGAGCTGGGTACTAATCCTACTAGCTTGACTGTTAGCGGCTCTCTATCCACCCCAACGCTCGGAACCTCTAACGTCCGTTTCGGTGTCAACGCAGGTAACAGCATTGCAAGCGGTGGTACATATAATGTTCTTGTAGGCGACGAAGCAGGTACTGCGCTTACTACGGGTGATAACAATGTAGCTGTTGGTTTTGAAGCATTAAAAACCTTAGCAACTTCTTCACAGAATACCGCAGTAGGACACACTGCATTAAAACTCAACACTGGCGCCAATAACTCTGCTTTTGGTTATGGAGCCTTGGCTAATAACTCCACAGGCACGTATAACGTAGCGGTGGGTCGTAGTGCAGGAGCCGCAGTAACCACAGGCATCCAAAACAGCCTCATCGGTGGTCTTGCAGGTGATGCGATTACTACAGCAAATGCTAACACGGCAGTTGGTTATGCTTCTTTAGGCTCAACTACTACAGGCGCTCTAAACTCTGCCCTAGGTTCTTCAGCTTTAGCTAGCAATACAACTGGCGGTAATAACGTAGCAATGGGGTTTGCTGCTTTGCAGTTGAATACCACGGCTTCAAATAATACGGCACTTGGTTATGCCGCGATGAACGCAAACACCACAGGTAGAGACAATACGGCTGTAGGTTTTAGCGCAGCAACAACTAACACTACGGGGCTTGAGAATACCGCCATTGGTATGTACGCCTTGAGATTCAACACCACAGGACAAACAAACACTGCTGTGGGCTTACAGGCACTTCACCGAAATACAACGGCTAGTAACAATACGGCTGTCGGTAGATATGCTATGGAGGCAAACACCACAGGCACTCGTAACTCAGCAGTGGGTACGGTTTCGTTAGATGCTAACACCACAGGTAATGATAACTCAGCGTATGGTTATGCGGCTTTAGGAGGTAATACAACAGGTAGTAATAATACTGCAATGGGAGTAGACGCTCTAGACGCAAACACCACAGCCAGTAACAACACAGCCGTTGGTTATAAATCTTTAACAGCAAACACCACAGGCACAAGTAATACCGCTTTGGGCAAAGATGCAGGAAAAGCGACTACCACGGGTACTGATAATACTTACATTGGAACATTTGCGGCTGAAGCCGCTACAACTGCCAGTAATAACACTTTTGTCGGTCGAGCGTCTGGTAATACTGTAACAACAGGCTCCAAGAACACCATCATCGGTCGCTACAACGGCAACCAAGGCGGCCTCGACATCCGCACCTCAAGCAACAACATCGTCTTGTCAGATGGTGATGGTAATCCACGCATGCTCGTAGACGGCGCAGGCAGGCTGTTGGTGGGTAAAGGGTCTGCTGATGACAGCGTTGTTGGACTAAAAGTATCGTCACTTGGAGTTATCACCTCTACCATCGCCTCGCCATCAACTAATACTTACTTGATGTATTCGGGCGGTTATAAGTTTTACGTTAATACAAATGGCGGTATTTCAAACTTCTCTGCTAACAACGTAAACCTTTCAGACGAGCGTGAAAAGAAAAACATTGAACTTTTAGAATCTCAATGGGATTCATTAAAGAAATGGAGCTTAAAGAAGTTCCACTACAACGATGACGCTGATTCAGATAGCAAAAAGTTAGGTGTTATCGCTCAAGAAGTGGAAGCGCATAACCCAGAAGTCATAGACGAGTTCAACGTAGATGATGAAACGACTCGTATGGCTGTTAAAGAACAGCAGATGATGTGGATGGCTATCAAGGCACTTCAGGAAGCACAGACCCGTATTGAAACACTAGAGGCGAAAGTCGCCGCACTAGAATCTTAACAAGGAGATAAACAATGGAACCACGTACCGAAGAACAACTAGCACAAGACTACTCAGCAATGGGTGACAGCGTAGCAGTAATCACAGACATAATCGCAGGAGACTCTATGGCTGAAGATGATGCCGAAGACCGTCAGGACTGCGTAGATCGCAACACTCAGCACCTAGAGCTTATGGTAGCTAAAGAGGACTGGGGCAGCGAAGACATGACCGCAGTTGATGCAGCCATCAGCGCAGGTAACGGGTACAGCGCGTAATGATTGCAGAAATCTCCGCAGTTGTAGGTATCCTCAAGGCTCTTAATGATGGCATTGCTACCGTTAAAGAGTCTGGAGACCACTTGTCAGGTCTGTCGGGATTATTTACTAGCCTCACTGACAGCAAGGTAGCTGTAGAGAGCATTGAGGAGGCTACTAAGGCAGGCGATCATGTACTGACACAGGAAGAGGCTCTGGAGCTTGCATGGGCTAAGAACGCCATACGAGAGCAGGAGAAGGAGCTAAAGAAGATAACGCCTAAGCTAGTCTGGCGAGACATGTTGATGATACAGAACAAGTCTATGCTGGATCACAAGCATAAACTAGAGAAGGCTAGGCTGGCGAAGCTAAAGAAGCAGCGTCAGATAGGTGATGCAGTAAAGAACATTGGTGCTACTATAGTAGTTCTTGCTGCGTTTGCTGGCTCATACTGGTTATTTACCACAGGAATAATTTAATGGAAGAGTCTACTAAAGACATACTGGACGTTGCCGCTGCATCTACGGCAATAATGTCACTAGCTGCTTGGTTGCCACCTACAGCGTCACTGCTAACTATAGTGTGGCTAGGTATTAGGATTTATGAGTCAGATACTGTGCAGAAGGTAGTGCATGGCAAGAAACAACTTGACAAACAAGACTAAATAGTGTATAATATATGAGTATTTTAACTTCGTTGATAGGCCCAGTTACAGGACTTTTAGATAAAGTTATAGAGGATAAAGACAAAAAAAACTCTATAGCTTTTGAACTGGCGACTATGGCAGAGAAGCATGCTCAAGAATTACTTAAGGGTCAGTTAGAGGTCAACAAGACTGAGGCTGCACACAAGAGTTTATTTGTCGCAGGATGGCGACCTGCTATAGGATGGATATGTGGACTAGCTCTATTCTATTCTACTATCCTAGCCCCCATCTTAAGTATCTGGTTTACTGTTCCTCCTGTTGACAGCGCATTGCTTACTAGCGTGTTAATGGGTATGTTAGGACTAGGCGCTATGCGCACAGTAGAAAAGTCTAAAGGCGTACAGAGAGAACGATAATGGCGAGAGGCCCTAAAGTAAAAGCTGGTAGTGTTCGTATTCCTGTTAGGGAAGAGAAGCGTCTTGCGGCGACTACTCCTGTTGCACAGCCAGCAGGTTTTGATATGCCTAGAGCGCAGCCTCCTGTGACTCCTGCTCCGCCTATAGTAAAACAAAAAGAACCTGTTATGGTTCCTATTAAGAAAGAACCTATTTCTTCTCTTGTTAGTCCTTTTGATACACAGGCTGATCCTTTTGTTTCTACGGTAGATACAGATGTACAGACTGCTGAAGAAACTGAAGAACGTGCAGGAACTCCCACGTCCATAATGGCACAAGGGCCTCAAGGACAAAAGTATTTTCAAGGTATCCGGTCTCAAGATTATGGCACTGGGCCTAAGTATGACACAAGTAAAGAAGCATTGTCTAACTACGGGTCTTTTTTTTCCGAAATAACAGAACAACAAGACCAAACATCTTCGCTATATAATTACACAAACTTTGATCCGGGAGATTTTGCTAGAGCTGGTTTTAGCGGCCCTTCAGCAGTGGGTGAACTTGCGGCTTCCGATAAAATAGTTGACTATATACAGAAAAACAACATACCTCTTACTAAAACAATAGACGGTAAAAAATACTACCTTACTACAGGTAATTTAAGTTCTTACAAAGAGTTGTTTGGAAGAGATCAGTTTGTAGGGGGTGATCTTATATCCTCCGGCCCTGTAGGAACATATTCTACTGTTTTTCAAAAAGATGAAAATTTAATTACTTCTTTACTTTCTGATCCTATTATTGGATTAGCTGCTAATTTTATTCCCGGAGGCACACTAGCTCTAACAGGCGCTAAAGCAGCAGCAGGTGTAAAACTTTCTCCTGTAGAAATAGCTTCAGGTTTAATGGCGGGACTTGAAACCGTTGGTGCTATTAAAGTCCCTAGCACAACAAGCCTTCCTTCAGGACAAGCAGGGCCGCCAGTCCCTAACGCAGGCACAGGTCTGTTTGGCACTACTTATGCTCAAACACAGACTGCTTTAAATGTAGCAGCCGCTGGTAATGTTGAAGGCGCGGCCCTTGCTCTTGTAGGTCAGCCTCTAATCAATAGAGGTTTAGACGCAGTAGGGCTAGATCAAGCAACCATTGAAGGTGCAGGTATACAATATGACGATCTTCAAGAAGGGATAGGTAGAGCTGTAGCTGAAGTAGCTGGTGGTGCAGAGTTAGATGAGGCATTGGCGGCTGGAATAGGTAAATACATTAGTGAAGGCGGCACAGTAGGCGTAGACCTTCCTGACGGCTCTAATATAGACTTAGGTGTTATTGAAGACGTTGTTAGAGATGTTGTACGCCCTATAGGAGCAGTGGGTACAGCTATTGTTGATTTTGTAGAAGACGCTTTAGATAATGTAGAAATTTCAGAAACAGTAAAAGAGCTAGGCCGTAACTTAGATGATCAAGTGTTACAACCTATTAAAGAAGTAGCGGAAACAACAGGTAGTACTATAGAAGACGTTGTTAGGGCGGGAGGCAGTGCTGTAGATGATGCTGTTATACAGCCTGTACAAGAAGTAGCTAAAAACGTAGACGATGCGGTTATACAACCTGTAGGGGATGCTTTATCTACTTTAGATACAGCAATAAGAGAAGTAGCGCCCGATATTGAAGACTTTGTAAGAGACGTTGTTAACCCTTTAGATAATTTTGTAGATGACATACAGCTGCCTGATGTTGACTTGCCTAACATGTCTTTACCAGATGTAAACATCAGTTTACCCGGTTTAGCTCAAGGAATGGGGCTGTTAAGTGCGGCTTTAATGCCTCAACCAGCCACAGCTACTACTAACAAAATATTTGACAACGAACTATTTAAATTTAAAACAGAAATAGGCATTACTGACAGGGATGCACTGATAGACATTGAAGATTTCTTAACGTCACCTTTTGAGTCCAGCTTTGCACAAACAGGAAGATTTTAATAATGACATACTTACAATTAGTCAACAGCGTACTGCGTAGACTAAGAGAAGATGAAGTTTCTTCAGTCTCTCAGAACAGCTACTCTAAACTTATTGGAGAGTTTGTTAATGATGCTAAACGCTCCGTAGAAGATTCTTATGACTGGACAGCTCTGCGTACTACACTGACTGTAACCACAGACGATACAACCTTTAACTATGTGTTGACTGGCTCACAGAACAGGATGAAGCTGTTGGACGTTATTAACGACACCTCAGACTTCTTTATGCAGTACCGTCCTTCTCGCTGGATGGACAACGCTTTCTTGATTGAGACACCACCTCTAGGCTCTCCACAGTTCTACAGCTTCAACGGTGTTAATGCTGCTGGTGACAACGCTGTCGATGTGTATCCTAAGCCTAACGGTGTGTATCAGCTACGGTTTAACGTGGTGCTACGTACAGCAGACTTCACAGAAGACACAGAGACTCTGGCAGTACCTTCGTCACCCGTTGTACAACTTGCTACAGCACTGGGTGCTAGAGAGCGTGGAGAGACTGGCGGTACAAGTGCAGCAGAGTTGTTTGGTTTGGCTGATAGAACACTGGCTGATGCTATTGCTATAGATGCGTCACAACACCCTGAAGAAACTATCTGGTATTCTTAATGGCACAACAACTACAGAACATCACAGTAGCTGCCCCCGGTTTTGCTGGTCTAAACACACAGGACTCTCCTATAGGGATTGATCCTTCGTTTGCTTCTGTTGCAGACAACTGTGTTATTGATCAGCTAGGCCGTATTGGTGCGCGTAAGGGCTGGGTAGAGGTTTCTACTAACGGCTCTTCTGTACTAGGCACTAGCCGTGGCATAGAGACTGTGTACGAGTTTATTGATAACTCTGGTGATAAGGTTATACTGTCAGCAGGTAACAATAAAATCTTTACAGGAACTACCACGTTAACAGACGCTACTCCTGCTGGGTACACGCCTACAGCTAATAACTGGAAAGCTGTTACTTTAAACGACCATGTCTACTTATTCCAAAGAGACCACGAGTACGTGCTAGGTACAGATCACGGTGGTTCGTTTGTACTGGAAGAACATTCAGCACACTCTCACGCAACAGGCACACCACCAGAGGCTAACGAAGTTTTAGCAGCATACGGTCGTCTCTGGGCAGCAGATATTACAGGCAACAAGCATACTGTCTACTGGTCTGATACACTTAACGGACATCATTGGACAGGCGGTACGTCAGGCTCGTTAAATGTAACTACTGTATGGCCTACAGGTTTTGACGAGATAACGGCTCTAGCGGCCCACAATGGCTTCCTAATCATCTTTGGCAAGAAATCTATACTGGTGTACTCAGGAGCCTCTTCTCCTGCTACTATGACGCTTACAGACACCATAGAAGGCGTTGGTTGCATAGCTCGTGACTCAGTACAGCACACAGGCACTGACATATTGTTCTTGTCTGAGACAGGTGTACGTAGCTTTGGCAGGACTATACAAGAAAAGTCCATGCCTATGCGTGACATTAGCAAGAATGTACGCACAGACTTGTTGTCTTTGATCCCTTTACAGACTAACGCTATCAAGTCACTGTACAGCTCTGAAGAAGCCTTCTACCTGTTAACACTACCTGACAGCAACACTGTGTACTGCTTTGACATGCGTAGAGCGTTAGAGGATGGTTCACACAGAGCTACTACGTGGTCAGGTATGTATCCTCTGTCCTTTGCTGTACTGGAAGATGGTGAGATATACATAGGCATTTCTTCAGGCATTGTTAAGTACAAAGGCTATATGGACGGCGCTAACAAGTACGAGATGCGTTACTTCAGTAATCCTATGGACTTTGGTAACACATCTAACCTAAAGTTCCTAAAGAAATTTAACTTGACTATCATTGGTGGTCAGAACACACCTACTACTTTAAACTGGGGTTATGACTACACAGCTAACTACACTAAGCAAGCTTTTACATTTGCCTCTAGCAACATAGCTGAGTATGGTTTAACCGAATACAACACCACAGGCGAGTACACCTCTTCTATTCTCATCAATACACCAAAGGTTAACACCAGCGGTAGTGGTGAGGTAGTAACCATTGGCATAGAAGCAGAAGTCAACGGTGCTGCTTTCTCAATTCAAAAAATCGACATACACGCTCTACTAGGGAGACTTATCTAAATGTCTAATTACACTAAGACAACTAACTTTGCTACAAAGGATTCTCTCCCTTCAGGCAATGCTGCGAAGATTGTAAGGGGTACAGAGATTGACACTGAGTTTAACAACATAGCGACAGCAAGCGCTACTAAGGCTAACTCTGCTGATCCTACATTTACTGGTACTGTAACAGCCGCTACCGTAAACGTGACAGGCACACTAACGGCTGACACAATTACTGGAGGGTCTTACTAATGTCGCAACTCTACGGACACTCTTCAACAGGTTTTGTACTGCCTTCACAAGCTAGCGGAGGCCGTATTGGCACCTCTGTCAATGCGGGCCCCATACCCACGGGTCGCGGTGTTGCTGATGGCATACAAATGCCTAGCCCAGACTACATGCGTATGCTTAGAGATTTTCAAACACAGGGCGGATCAGTGGGTGAAAACGCTACTAAAAAACTTGCAGAAGCCCAAGCAATTATTGACGCTAATCAAGCTCAAGTTACTCAAACAACGCAATCGCAGGCTTATCAAGACCTTTTAACGCGCAGGCAAAGTTCTCAAGGTCAAGACCAAGACGCTAACCGACAGCTTCAGCAATTTCAACAACAGTTTGGAAATACAATGGGCGGCGGTAATCAATCACAGCCTTTTAGTTATGTCGGAAGCAATTACAGATATGACGATTATGATCCAGCAACTAACACAGTAAGTTATAATCAGTCTGGAATTGCTGGGAATATGGACATGGGCCGTGTCAGTGTTGCAGATTTAATGAATCCTGAAAATGTTCGTGATAGAAACAATCCTTTTAGCACTTCTTACAATGAAGATTTTGCCAGCGCTTTTAACCAGTTTCAAAATCAAAATCTGCTCGCCGCTGGTAGTGGCGGTAATCAACAGCAACCTTTTGGAACCTCTCCTATAAACCTACCACCAACAGGCTCTAGCGGCCCTAGTAGTTCTACGGTATATGGCGGTGCAGCTTTAGGCGGCTTGCTTTCAGGAGACTTACAGGGGGCTTTACAGACAGCTGCGGGTTACTACGCAGGACAACAAGGCATTGAAGGAGCTATGGCCACAGGTCAAGCAGGTTTCGGCCTTGGTGAGCAAATAGGTCAAAGAGCTTTTGAACAGTCTCAGTTTAAACCTTTTGGTGTTACGTCTAACTTAGCTAACATAGGCACTACCGCTGCGGGCGGTGTTGACTTACGTTTGTCACAGCCACAACAAAGACTACAAAATCAGCTACTAGGAGGCGCACAAGCAGCCGCTAGTACACTAGGTGGAGCTTACGACCCTAGAGCTGGTCAGATTGGCGCACAAGCCTATGGTCAAGCACAGCAGCAACTAGGCCAAGTAGGCGCTATTGATCCTTCCATTGCAGCTCAGCGTGGTGCAGTAGGTGGACTGTTTGGTCAGACACTAGGTCAAATGGGTCAGCCTACAGGCTTTGAGGGCATTACTCAAGCAGGTCTTGGAGGCGCTCAAGCGCAGCTAGGAAGAGCTGGCCAACCTGCTGACATTAACCAACTACGTGGTCAGTTTGCTGGTCAAGTCGGTGGTATGTTAACACAAACCCCTAACGAACAGATTGGTCAACTAGGTCAACAAGCGTTAGGCTTAGGCTCACAAGGTCTTGCAGGGCTAGAAGCTCCTTCAGATATTGAAGCTTTACGTTCTCAATACGCAGGACTTGCGGGAGCTGCTGGCAGAGGTCTATTAACATCTCCTGAACAGCGTCAAGCTGACATCTATGAGTCTATCAGAGCTACACAAACTCCAGAAGAAGAACGTCAGCGTCTGGCTACAGAAGAGCGTCTACTTGCTCAAGGCCGCTTAGGACTGTCCTCTGCTGCTTATGGTGGTGCATCTCCTGAGCTGTTGGCACAAGAGACTGCCCGTCAGGAAGCCATGGCTCGTGCTGGTCTATCTGCTCGACAGCAGGCTTTAATGGAGCAACAACAAGAAGTAGCTACAGCTCAAAGCTTGACAGGTTTAGCTACAGGATTGGCAGGCACTTCCTCTGATCTACAGTCTGCTGCACAATCACGCGCTTCACAGCTATCTCAGCTGGGTCTAAGTGCTGAACAGATTGAGTCACAGCTACAGAGCGAAGGTTTATCACGCGGAGTTACTGCTGGTACTACTGCAGGTCAGTTAGCTGGTATAGCGTCAGACCTAGAAACAGCAGGTGTAGGACGAGGTGCTACACTTGCTAATGTAGGATTAGCGGGCGCACAGGCAGGCCGTGGGTTTGAGCAGCAAGACTTAGCTAATCTTCTACAACTACAACAAGCAGACATTGGTGCCGCAGGACAGCAACAGGCTCTACAGCAGGGTCGCTTGGGTCTAGGTACAGGTTTGTTTGGATTGGGCACACAAGCAGCTCAGTTGCCTTCACAGCTACGTGCGGCTGATATAGCCAACATGCAGCAAATGATGGCTGCTGGTTACGTACCACAGCAGCAAGCTCTTGGTTTGTTTGGCGCTGCTGAGTTACCTTCTCAGTTAGCAATGAAAGGACAGCTAGGAGGCACAGAACTACAAGCACAAGCAGCGCGTAGTGGTCTTGAGTCCTATATGCAAGGCGCTAATATGGCTAACGTACTACAACAGCAGCAGTTGCAAGGCATGTTGTCTAGTGTAGTGGGTCAGCAAATGACTCCACAAGAAAGGTTAATTAATCAAATATTAGGAGGAAGTGCTGACGCTGGTGGTGGTGGGTTACTTGGCTCTTTAGGCGTAGGAGAAGGCGACACTCCTGACTGGATTAAATCTATTGGAGACGCTTTAGGTTTTGGCGGTGGAAATAATAATGATATAAACAACCTTTTGTCTGTTTTATCTAGCAGAAGTGGAGGAGGAGGAAGCACCAGTACCGGGGGTTTAGGAGGAGGAGGTAGTAACGCTGCTGGCGGGTTTTTGACAGGCGATTTATTTGGTGGCATGAGTTCAGGAAATACTGATGCGTTTAATGCTTTATTAGAGCAGTATGGAGGAGGATAAGACAATGGCACAAACACTAGCAGGATTATTAACAGGTGTACCGCAGAATGCGATAGACCCTAACCTCAGCGTACAGCAACAACAATTAGCCTTAGGGGCTAGTGCCGCAGATATGATGGGCGGTGGAATTCGCAGCATGACGGGTCAGCAATCTCAAGGAGACAGAGCTGCTGAATTACAAATAGCAATGTCTAAACTAGACTTAAACGACACGGAAGACTTAACAAAACTAGCTAGAATAATGCAAGCTACTGGAGACACGGCTGGTGCAGGTAAAATAGCTGCCCTTATTCAGGACAAAAAACTAAAAGGCAAGCAGCGTGAAGGTTTAATTAAACAAGCCAAAAGCTTAGGACTAGATCAAACTGTAGATATGTTGACAAGCGGTGGTGACGTTGAAACAGCTACTAAACAAATTTTAGAAGCCGAAGAACGTAATGTAATAGCCAAACAAGGCCGTAAAGGTAAGATAGCCGTTGCTCAATCTAAAGGAGCTAACGAGACTGTATTAAAAGCTATTTCAGACGGCGAATACGACGGCTTTAGTGATTCCATGTTTATTGAAGCTATGTCAGGTGAAAAAGCAGACCTTAAGGTTTTTCAACAGGTAGTTGATAACAAACCTACGAGCAAACCTTTCCGTGTTAATGAAGGCGGTCAAGTGTGGGATAACAAAGCGAACAAGTGGGTCAACCCTTCTGAGTTAGGACTTACACAAGCTCCTGTGACTACTCAACAACTAAGCGCAGGAAATGAAGTTACTAAACAACTTACTCAAGGTTTTGTAGATACTTTTGTTGAGTTAAATTCTTTAGGCCGCGAAGCTGAGAAAATGCTGGAAATTAATAAAGCCAGTGCGCTTGATTTAGATAAAATATACACAGGAAAACTTGCACCCGTTCAGCTTGCCTTAATGGACATAGGTAAAACACTAGGTGTTATTTCTCCAGAGCAGCAAGACGCAGTTGTAGCCACACAGACCTTTATGATTAACAGAGCTAAACAGGTTCTTCCTTTGATTAAAGCACTAGGTTCTGGCACGGCAATCTCTGATAAAGATAGAGAGTTTATTGAAAAGATTGTAGCAGGCGATATTTCTTTGTCTTTAGAGACAATTAAAAGAGTTATTCAGATTGAAAACGAATATGCTACCAAAGCTATTTCTAAGAGCAATGCAGCATTAGAGCGTTTAGGTACTATAAAAAGTGCAGACATCGACCCCGCTGTTGTTGAAGGTCTTTATATTAATGCTCCGTCTTTTAATCCTCGTGATGAAGCCGGAGGAATTTCCGAAGCTGCTCAATCGGTTATTGATAGAGTTAGAGAAAGGGCGCTAAGAAACACAGGAATACGTTAATGGCTACTTTACAAGAGCTAGATCAAGCATTGTTGCTTGCAGTAGAAGAAAATGACATTGCTGTTATAAACGAGCTGTCTGCTTTAATAGAGCAAACAGAAGCACAGCAAGGTTATCAACCTACAGACTACGACTTAACTGAAGAACTAGGCGAAGGGGTTTCAAGAATAGGTCAGCGAGTCTCAGGCCTACCTCAGTTTGCTTTTGAGCAGATGGCAAAAACAGCAGCATTAGACCGACCTTTAGGTATGGCCGCAGTTCCTGTTGCTGGCGAAATAGCAATGTCTGTTGTAGGAACCCCTATTTCTGAAGCGTTAACAATAGGTGGTAAAACAGCACTTGAACTAACTGATGATGACTTTGAAAAAGGAATAGCAGATCAAGCTATTGAAACTTTTGATTCTATTATGGGCAACCCTACTGTTGCTAAAGTTACTGAGCTAGGTATTGAAGCAGCCAAAATGGGTCAAAACGCTTGGATGGAGTTTAAAAACCGCTATCCTATTGAAGCCGACAACATTGTAGGTGCCGTGCAAATAGCTGAAATCTATAAGCCACCTTCGCTAAGATTGCCAGTACCTCAGTCATCCTCTGATTTAAAAAGAAGAGGCGTAGCTTTACAAAGACAAGCCGCTGAAAGAACCTTAGAAGGTAAGCGTCAGCAAATGCAGCAAATACTAGAGCTTGAAGATACTAAAGCTAATCGGTTAAAGACTGTTAAGAATAAAAGATCAGACCCTAAGACAGGCACTACTTACTATGTGCCTACAGAGAGAGACACTGAACTTTATGATCTTTTAATAAACAAAACAGAAGTCTCTCATAAGAACAGCAATCAGCGTAACCTAGATATTGTAAGGGATACTCTTGAACAGCGCGGTAAAAAACTTACCAGCGAGCTGCGAGAATATGATTATGTTAAGTTTAAAGCAGGCGACATACGGGCTGACATGAGGGCTGTTTTAAAAGGCATGTTAGACCCAGATTCTCCTGATTTTAATCCTGCATTAAATAATAACACTCGCATAAAAGCAGCACAAGATTTATTTTCTTGGGTAGACACTAAGTTAAAAGGAGAGCAAATTACACCAGCTCGTTTGTATGGTCTACGTAAAGAACTTGATGACCACATTAAGAGTCTTAGAGGTGACGTTTTTGATGGCACACAGACAGCTTTGTCGGAAGCCCAAAGGTCTGTTAGGAACTACTTAAACAAGAAAGTAATAGAAGGAGCAGGTTTTTCTGATGTAGCTAAAGATTTACGAGAGATGCACTTGTTGTATGACGCTCGTGATATACTGGAACCAAAAGCTGCTGATGATTTAGATACGTCTATGGGCAGGGCTATACAGAACATAGCTAGAGCTACAGATACAGTCATGCCTAAAACTTTAGGCGGTAAAGTAAACAACATCCGAATGCTTACAGGAGCAGGCGCAGCAACAGCCATAGGAACTTTAACACCTTACTTGCCTTACGTAGCGGTCGGTACCGGATTAGGTTATTTAGCATATAGAGGTGTCAACAGCGACGCAACTCGTAAACAGTTAGGTAAAACACTTGTTGCTATCGACAAAGCTATTAAAGAAACTAAAGTAAAAGAGATGAAGGAAGCTCTTGCGTTAGATAGAGCAACTATTATAGAAGCACTGAAACTTCCGTTAGCTAACATTGATGACCCTGAAGAAGAAAATGCAGAGGAAGAAGTGAATGTCCCTTACAGACGATAGCTATGAAATCTTAAAAAGAGTAGAGCAAGAAGGCCCAAGACGCAGAGGCCCACAAGGAAAACGGAACAAGAGGGATCAAGTTCAAGACCTAAAAGATGCTGCTTACTTAGGGGCTTCTTTTTTTCCTGTGTCCGGTGAGATTATCTCTGGTAAAGAAGCTGTAGAGGATTTCCGTCAAGGCAACGTAGGCATGGGTATGTTGGGAGCTGCTTGAGCAATTCCTAGATTTGGCAATGGGCCCAGCGCACTTAATAGACCGCTTCCTTACGGAGGCAGGCTTATAAACAAGG